ATTGCAACTTTAATAATAGAAATGGTGATTATATGAAAAATATAATAATTAAACCCGTTAATAGTGGTAAAGAAAATGCAGGTCATTCTTTTGCTTTTGGTGATTGGTTACCTAATTTTTTTATTAATAATTTTTCAAAAGAAAATGATTTAATATATGATCCATTTATGGGAACAGGAACAACTGCAAAATCAGCACATATATATAAAAGAAATTGGATAGGTAGTGAAATATCAAAAGAATATGTTAATATTGCAAACAAAAGATTAAAACCTTATTTAGACCAACAAACACTTTTTTAATTATGACACATTTTGACGAAGTTTTGGGATTCAAAGAAGAATCGAAAAAAACAAATTACGAAATTGATTTTGAATTCATTCAGCAATTAGCAGAACGAATGAACGAAAACAAATTTAAATATCAACCTTATAATTGGCAAAAGCCAATTGAAATTGAAAAATTGAAGCAATCGCTTTTTAGGCACGTTGTCGAAATAATGAAAGGAAATTTCAAAGACGAAGACCGCGAGTTTGGACATTTGGAAGCAATAGCACTAAATTCAATGTTCATAAATTATCAACTTAAAAACAATAAACAAAATGACAATGAGTAATTTGCAAAGAATCCAACGTGTTATGAATTTTTACTACAAACGTGGTTGCAACAAAGAATCGGTGAATAAATTATATTATAAAATTTTAAAACAAAAATTCAAATGAAAAGAAAACCTTTTAAAGATATGGTAAATATTGACGAAGATTTTAAAAAGAATCCTTTTGAAGGTAAAAAAGAAACACGTCAACAAAGAATTGAATATATATCTTCTATTCATAAAAAAAACCTTAATAGTATAGAAACAAAAGACGAAATTTTTGAAGCTGGAATTTTGGCTGGTATTAAAGAAACTGAAGAAATATTGTATAGTAAAGAACAAGTAATTGAAATAATATCAATATTTCACCAATTAAAATTAAATGAATTTAAAAATTTATTAGATTTATTAAAATTAAAATAAATAATATATGAAACAATTTATTTTTTACTATTGGATTGAGCGAAACGACGAATGTCAAGATCGCGAAATTGTTATTCAAGGCAAAGACATCAAAAACGCGATTGATATTTTCTTCAATATTTATCCGTCCGCTAAATTAAGAAAAATTGATTTTTTATAAATTATGGAAATAACAAATAAAATAAAAATAACAAACGAGGATAATATGCTATTAATGGCTCGTTATCCTGATAACTATTTTGATTTGGCAATAGTTGATCCGCCTTATGGAATTGGATTTGATGGACAAAAGAAAAGTATTAAGAACGGAACGCAAATCAGAAAACATCACGAGTTCAAAGGATGGGATAATGCAATACCTTCTGAAGAATATTTTAACGAACTAAAAAGAGTTTCTAAAAATCAAATAATTTGGGGTGGTAATTATTTTACAGAATATTTAAAACCTACAAAGTCTTGGATATTTTGGTATAAAGGACAACAAGATTTAACAATGAGCGATGGAGAAATGGCTTGGACATCTACAAAAGAAGTAACAAGAATGTTTAACCTGCATAGAACTCATTTATGGCAAGAAAAGCCAAGTCATCCAACACAAAAACCTTCTAAACTTTATAAATGGATATTAGAAAAATATGCAAAAGAAGGAAACAAAATACTCGATACACATTTAGGTTCAGGTTCAATTGCAATAGCTTGTCACGATTACGGATTTGAATTGACTGCGTGTGAACTTGACAAAGAATATTTTGACAAAGCAATTCAAAGAATAAGCAATCACGTTTCACAACAAAAACTTTTTTAGTTATGATTTTACGCGATTATCAACTTGACATTGTAAGCAAAGGCAAAACGATTTTGAAGCAATTCGGAATCGTTTACCTTGCAATGGAAGTGCGAACTGGAAAAACCGCAACTGCCTTGACAATTGCAAATGATTTCAAACGGGTTTTATTTATAACTAAAAAGAAAGCAATTCAATCGATTTTGGACGATTTCAGCGCTTTAAATTATAAATATGAACTTGTTGTCATAAACAACGAATCGTTGCATAAAATCGACGGAAAATTCGATTTGATTATTTCAGACGAACATCATAGAAACGGAACTTATCCAAAGCCGAATTTGTCAGCGAAATTTATTCGCGCTAATTTTGCAAATCTTCCAATGATTTTTTTATCCGGAACGCCTTCGCCCGAATCCTTTTCGCAATTGTTTCACCAATTTTGGATTTCAAACAATTCACCATTCAAAAATTATAAGAATTTTTATGCTTGGGCAAAGGATTTTGTCAATATAACTGAAAAAAATTTCGGATACGCAACTATAAAAGATTACTCAAATGCAAATTTTTCGAAGATAAATGATTGTGTTTCAAAATATTTTATTAAATTTACCCAAAATGAAGCGGGTTTTTCAACCCAAGTGAATGAAAACGTTCTTATTTGTGACTTGAAACCAACGACAATTCAATTAATCAATCAGTTGAAACGTGATTTAATTATCGTTGGAAAAGAAGAAGAAGTTGTCGCAGATACAAAGGTCAAACTTATGCAAAAGATTCATCAATTGTGTTCGGGAACGATTATCTTTGAAAGCGGAAACGCAAAGGTCATTGACGATTCAAAGGCGCAATTTATAAAATCAACGTTTGCAAATAAGAAAATTGCAATCTTTTATAAGTTCCAACAAGAATTGAACGCATTGAAATCGGTTTTTGGTGATTCCTTGACAACTGATTTAAACGAATTTAATTCAACAAATAAATGTATAGGTTTACAAATTGTTTCGGGTCGTGAAGGTATAAGTTTAAAAAACGCCGACGTTTTGGTTTATTACAATATTGATTTCAGCGCATTGTCTTATTGGCAAAGTCGTGACCGACTTACAACAATGGATCGCAAATCGAACGACGTTTATTGGATATTTTCAAGAAACGGAATTGAACAAAAAATATATAATAAAGTGATTGACAAAAAAGATTTCACATTGAAACATTTTAATACTGAATTTTTATGACGCCAAAAGAAAAAGCAAAGGAGTTGTTTGATAATTATTTTTTATTAAATGAAAGCTCAACTGACAAAAATGACGTTTGGATTCTTTTAGCATTAAATAAAGGATTATCTAAAAAATGTTGTTTAATTACGATTGACAAAATTCTTGACGAATTAAAAATCAATTATAATGAACAAAGAATTAATTTTTATTTAGAAGTCAGACAAGAAATCAAAAATTTATAATAGAAAAACAAATGACCGCACCTCAAATCACAATTTTAGCAATATTTTTTATTGCATTATTATTAAGTGCAAATTTGCACGGAAAACCAAAAGACGAAAATCACAACTTTTGGAAAACATTATTCAGCGTATTTTTATGGATTTTAATTTTACACTGGGGTAATTTTTTTAAATAAATAACAAATGACCGAACAAAACAAAGCCGTTGAATTGTACAATCAATTCACATTCAAAACATCAAACGAAGACGTCAACAAAATGCTTGAAGACGTGGCATTCTTTTCGTGCAAAATATTCATTAATGAAATGATAAAAAATTGCTCAAAGAAAAAATTAATCTATTGGCAAAACGTAAACAAATTCCTTTTGGAACATTACACAAATAAAGTTTTAAATGTTAGAATCCCAAATCCAAGCGAAGATAATTAAAAGGTATCAATCCGAAGGGTGGATTGTTGTCAAACTAATTAAAACAAACACAAACGGAATTCCGGATTTAATGTGTTTACGCAACGGCGAAACGATTTTTATTGAAGTGAAACGACCAACGGGCAAATTGTCCGAACTCCAAAAGCATAGAATCAAACAATTAGAAAACGAACAATTTAAAGTTTTTGTGTTATATGAATAAAGAAAACGTAATAATTAACCAAGACGGATCAGTTAATCAAACACGATTCACCATTGACGGAATGGATCTTGAAATTGTAGGAACATCATTTGGCGATTCTTACAAAGCAATGGACGCACACGACACAATTCGAAATCATACAACCGGACGCGAAACAATTTGGAATCGAAGAAAATTAAAAGAATTAACCGATAAATTATGCTCGAAAAATTAGCACAACGGCACAACGAATGGTTGAAATTAGCATTCAATATTTGTAGAAATAAAGAATATTCAAAAGATTTAGTTCAAGATATGTATATAAAAATTCATAACTCGGGCAAAGAATTTGACGAAATAAACGAATGCTATATTTATTTCATTATGCGAAATCAATTTCTAAATGAAATAAAAGAAGACAAAAAATTCATTGACGTTGACGTTAATATTTTGAACGAAATTGACGAAGAATACAATATTATAAACGATATTAAAGAAGAAGTGACAATTGAAACACTGCAAAAAGAATATGAAAAACTAACTTGGTACGAAAAACAAATAATTGATTTGACTTCCGAATATGGACAAAGAGGATTGTCACGTCAAACCGGAATCCATATACAAACCATTCACAACACAACAAAAAAAATAAAATTAAAATTATGGCAAAACGTGCAAAAAAAGTTGAAGGAACTCAACCTTCCGTAAAAGCAAAAAGAACGTACACGAAAAAATCAATGCAAGGTATTGGCGACATCGTGGAAAAGATTACCGAAGCAACTGGAATCAAAGCAATTGTCGGCGATTGCGTGGAATGTACCGAACGTAAATTCTTATTGAATCGTTTGTTCCCGTTCAAACGTGTGACAAAATTAATGACCGAAGAACACAAACAAGAATTTATTTTGTTTTTAGAAGACTGCGGAAATCGTGTTCTAGAAAACCGCGTGACCGATATTTCAAATTACGTTCCGTTTTTAAATTCTTTGTATGCTGAATATTTTGGAATCACAATCGAAATTTGTCACAATTGTTCCGGCATTCATAAAGCAATTATCAAAGATTTAAATAAGTTATATTCGAATTCATAAACGATAATTATCGCAATCTTATGGTACGTGACGAAAAGGGGCATTTTTTAAAAGGACATAAAGGATTGAAGCCGAAAGGTGTCACACACGCACTCACAATTGAAGCGCGTGAATTGTTTATTATGACACTTGAAGCGCAAGTTCCAAACGTTCACCAAGCATTCGCAGACGTCTTGGAAAAAGACCCGGCAAAGTATTTGGATTTGTTTGCGAAATACGCGCAATATTTCATTCCGAAAAAGATTGAATCCGACGTGAACTTTAATATTGAAAAACCAATCTTTAAACAATTAGATTTAAATGTCATTTCAGAAAACGACGGCACAAAGTAAAATCGCAAGGTTACGAAAGCGAATTCGAATCGTGCAAGGCGGAACGTCAAGTTCGAAAACATTTTCAATTGTTCCTTTGTTGATTTCGTATGCGATTGAAAATCCAATGTCAGAAATTTCGATTGTGTCGGAATCAATACCGCATTTGAAACGGGGTGCGATTAAAGACTTCCAAAAGATAATGATTCTTTGCGATTTGTACCGCGACGAACAATTCAACAAATCCGATTTAAAGTATAGATTCAAGAACGGAAGTTTTATTGAATTCTTTTCAGTGGATCAACCGGACAAATTGCGAGGCGCTCGACGTGACATTCTATTTGTAAACGAATGTAACAACATCGACTTTGAATCTTATCAACAATTGGCAGTTCGTACAAAGAAGTTTATTTATTTAGACTACAACCCAACAAGCGAATTTTGGGTGCATAGCGAACTAATGAAGGACATCGATTCCGACTTTGTTATTTTGACGTACAAAGATAATGAAGCGTTGGACCCGGCAATCGTTCGAGAAATTGAAAAGGCGAAAGCAAAAGCAAAGACGTCGTCTTATTGGGCGAACTGGTGGCAAGTTTACGGACTTGGTCAAATTGGATCGCTTGAAGGTGTGGTGTTTTCAAATTGGAAAATCATTGACACAATTCCAAGTGAGGCAAACTTTATTGGGTGTGGTCTTGACTTTGGTTTCACAAACGATCCGACGGCACTTGTTGCAGTGTTCGAATACAACAACCAAATAATTGTTGACGAACGAATTTACACAACCGGACTTTTAAACTCGGACATCATTCGCAAAATGGAACAAGACAAACGATTTCCAATTTATGCCGATTCAGCCGAGCCGAAATCAATTGAAGAAATACGACGTGCGGGATTCAATATCAAACCCGTTGTCAAGGGCAAAGATTCAATTTCGTTTGGGATTGCGATACTTCAAGAAAAGGAAATCCTTGTAACAAAGTCAAGCACCAATTTAATAAAAGAATTCCGCGCTTATTCCTGGGACACTGACAAAACGGGAAAACGATTGAACAAACCAATTGACGAAATGAATCACGCAATTGACGCATTGCGATATTTTGCAATGTCGCATTTCAAAATAATTAATAAAAAATTTCGCGTTACATAAATTATTTTATATATTTGCAATGTACCCATACACTTTTCATTTAATTAGTTTTTAGTTTTTAGCAAGGAAGCACTCACTTTTTAAGTGGGTGTTTTTTTTTTGCGTGACGTTGGGACGATGACACAAAGACGGAATCCTATATGTGCGGTCTAGTATTAAAATAAAAACACACTCCCCTCAAAAAAGTGAAACTTTTGCGTCTTTCCGTCTAATTAGAATTTTATTAATTTTGTAAGTTATTAAAATCCAACACATTAACTTTGAAAAAGTAATCAAAAAAGCGTGACGCAAATTTTTTAAAATAATTATTTGCGTCTGTTATTAACAATTTGCGTCTTTTATTAACACATTTGCGTCACGCTTTTATATTAATTTTCTAACGTGGGAAAAAAAATAATAAAGAATAATATAAATAAATGCTTATTTAGAATGATTCTAAATAAGGAATGAAAAATAAGTTTAAACAAAACGTATTTTTGTTGTTATATTATAAATGGTATATTTATGAAGATTACAATTCCAAGTGATTTGTCTGAAATTAAGTTGTCGCAATACTTACGTTATTCAAAAGTGTTACAAGACAACCAAGAAGACGAAACGTTTATTGCAATTCAAATGGTTTCAATTTTCTGCAAATTAAAAATCGAAGACGTTATGAAAATACCGGCTTATGATTTTGCGGAAATTGTGCAACACTTGTCGGAAGTATTAAAACAAAAACCGGCACTTGTTCGAACGTTCAAATTAAATGGTGTGAATTATGGATTTGTTCCGAACTTTGACGAAGAATCAATCGGGACATTTGCTTTTATCGATTCGCATTTAGGTAGTGAGGAAAATTGGTCAAAATTAGTTTCGGCAATGTATCGACCAATCACAAAACGATTTGGTCAATTCTATGACATTGGCGAATTCGAGGGCGACAAATACGCCGAAGAATTTTTCGACATTCGAATGGACTGCGTAGTTGGTGCGGTGCTTTTTTTTTGGACTTTAAAAATCGAATTATTGAACAATATTCTAGCTTATTCGGAACAAGTCTTGACAACGGAAATGAATTCGGAAGCGGTGGAAGTTTTTTCGAACGTTGGAATTGGTATCACTCAATTGTCAAAATTGCGCGAGGAAATTATTTTGACATCGAACGAGTTGAAACTACAAACTTACATTTTGCGCTTACCTTCCTTTCTTATTTAAAGGATCAAGAAGAAGAAGAAGCGAAACAAATAAATAATAAATTCAAAAAGAATGAATGAATTTTATAAAATAATAGAATTTTTAAAATTGACAATCGATTCAAATCCGTTGGTGCATACAATCACACACGGAACGCCTGATTTGATTGATATTGATAAAAAGAACATTTATCCTTTGGTGCATTTAAACGTTACGCAATCGCAAGTTTTAAACGGCTACGTTGCGTTTGATATTGAAATCACTTCATTGGACATTAGAAACGTTGTAAAAACGAACGTTCGTGACAAATTCTTGGGGAATGACAATGAACTTGACAACTTAAACACTTGCCACGCGATTTTGAATCACTTAATTACTAAATTGAAATTGCAAAATAATGATTATGACGTTGAGTTGTTGAATGAGCCGAATTTAATTCCTATACTATTGCAATTTTCAAATCAGTTGGACGGGTGGCAAACAACGTTGACGCTTGGAATTAAGAATGAAGTAATTGTTTGCGATTAATATGGATCAACAAGAAGTCGAAAAAACGTTCAAAGAGTTTGGCGATTATGTAATCGAAAAAGCAAAATCGAATTTAAAGTCCGGCGGAAAATACGGGTCTTATAATTCGTCGGGCAAACTTACTGATTCATTGGATTACGAATTGAAAGTGAATCCAAATTCGGTTGAATTTGATTTCTTTGCCGAGGATTATTGGAAATTTGTTGACAAAGGGGTCAAAGGAAAAACGTCAAGTGCGAAAGCACCGAATTCACCTTATCAATTTGGCAGTGGAACTGGTAAAAAAGGCGGTCTTCGAAATTCAATTGATAAGTGGGTTGTTCGTAAAGGATTGGCGAATGTTCGTGACAAAAAAGGAAAATTCATAAACCGCAAACAAATGGTGTCAATGATTTCGAGTGCAATTTATAATCGAGGTTTGACTGCTACTGAATTTTTTAGTAAACCATTTGACGAAGCGTTTAAGAATTTGCCGGACGAAATTTTGGAAGCATACGGCAAGGACTTTGATAAATTTTTAATTAAAGAAATAGAATAATGAAAAAAATATTTGTGCGTTCACCTTATTTCATAGAAATAAACGAAGTGGGTCAAACAAGCGGAAAAATTGAATTGTATCTTTGGAACAAAGGAACATCAATGCCAACAAATCCGTCGTATACATTGGAAAAACAAATCCCCAGTCAATATCAAACAAATTTGTCTTGGAACATTTCAAACTTTGCAAAGGAATTTATCAAACCTATTTCACCGGTATTGGTTTCAGTACCTACGGAAGACAACGTAAAAAATTGGTGCTACATTCGAGTAGTTTCTTATTCGGATAATGTGGAAATAAATGACGAAACTTTTATTTGTTTGAATGGATATAATAATTATATCGGCGGTTACAATCAAAGCACGGAAGAAACAATTGTTCCGTTGGTGAATCCTGATATTAAATTCACTACATTTTTAGGTTTTAATTATATTAATGTTTGGATTGAAGAAAACACTGACTTTGTTTGGGAAGGTAACGACGAATATTTTTTCACGCCTTCAAGCGAGGGTCTTTGGAAATTACCATTTGATTACGATACATATACTTTAGTATATGAAGGCGGTGAAACAATTTTTAATATTAATACCGAGCAATTATGCGAGGCAAAATATACGCCAATCACTTGCAGTTTTATCAATCGTTTTGGCGGGTGGCAATTCTTGACATTCTTTAAAGCGAATCAACAATCAATTGACGTGAATTCTAAAACTTATAATTTAATGCCACAATCATTGAATTATAATTCATTAATTGGAGTGAATAAAAGTTTCAATTTTAATGGAATGCAAAAAATAACTTGCAACACTGGCTGGGTTGACCAAAATTATTTTGAATTAATTCAAGATTTGTTGTTGTCAGAAACAATTTTGCTTGACAATATTCCGGTTATTTGCAAATCAAATTCAGCGGATTACAAAACGCACTTGAAGGAAAAAAATATAAATTACACAATTAATTTTGAATATAATTTTAATCTAATAAACGACGTAATTTAATGCAAGTTAATTTATTTATATATACGGATTCAATTATTTTTGAAGACACGCCTTTGACTTGCGATAATACTTTGATAAGTTGTGATTCGACTGAAATCACTGCGGATCAAACGCAAACTTCTCAAAGGGTTTTAGCGAGAACGGCGAAGAAAATAGATTTATTCAAAGACGAAAAAATTTCTTTGACATCGTCTATTCAAAACGTGAACGATATTTCAAAAGTATTTACCGACTATTCGCAATCATTTACAATTCCGGCAAGTGAAAACAATAATCAAATTTTTCGTCATTGGTACGAAAATAGTTTGAACGACGGATTCGATCAAAATAAAAGATATTCTGGTTATATTGAAATCGACACGCAGACTTTTAGAAGTGGAAAATGGCAATTAGAATCAGCGACAATAAAAGATAATAAGGTTGAAGATTACAAAATTACTTTTTATGGTGAATTAAAATCTTTGACCGATAAATTTGGCGAGGACAAACTTAAAGACGTTGAGCAAATAAATGATTACACTATTGCTTACAGCGGTACGAATGTTAGAAGTTTAGTCACTACGGCAACGCCTGGCGACGTTATGTTTCCGCTTATTACTTCAAACCGAGTTTGGCAATATGGTAGCGGTGGAACAAGTGATATTTCAACAAGTGGCGGGGCGATTAATTTTGACGAATTATTTCCGGCATTAAAAGTTTCAAAAATATTTAACGCTATTGCCGACAAATACAATTTGAATTTTAGCGGTAGTTTTTTACAACAACAAAAATTTAGTAAAGCTTATTTGTGGTTGAAGGGCAACGACGCGACAAATTTTGTATCAACAACACAAAGAAAACAAATTCTTTTAAATAACAATACAACTTATTTGCCGGACGTTTTTGTAATTGAAGACAACATTTATAAATTATTAAGCACAACACGAACAAGAATCGGAACAAATGTTTATGCAGATATTCCGGACTTTAAAATAACAATAAATTTTCCTAGTGTTGTGACGCATAGAGTTTTTATATATCAATATGATACATTATACGCTTCATTTGAATACACTTCAAATCAAACAACAATCAACTTGCCTTGGCAGTATCGCGGTGGTGATTATACATTTTTCGTTGAATCTTTTACGCCAACTTCATATACTTATAGTTATGAGTTTAAATATAGAAGAACAACACAAAATGGTTTGTTTTTAGGTTATCCTTCCATAATTTTAGGAACTGGAAGCGGAAGTGTAAACGCTAATATTAATTTATTAAATTATGTTCCCGATATGAAAGTCGCGGATTTCTTTAGCGGAATATTGAAAATGTTTAATTTAACCGCATTCAGTACCGACGGAACAAATTTCACAATTGAGCAATTGGAAAATTGGTATTATTTAGGCGGAATAAAAGATTTCACCGAATACACGACAACTGATTTGAATTTTGAAAGGATTAAACCATACAAGAAAATAAATTTTGAATATGAAAAAAGCGAGAATCTTTTAAGTAGACAATTTTTCACGACAAATTCAAGAGAATACGGAAATTTAAGTTCTACATTCAACACGGACGGAAGCGATTATTCGATTAAGTTACCATTTGAAAACATAATGTTTAATAAATTCACCGGAACGAATTTACAAGTTGGCTATGCTTTGAAATCAGATTTGACTTCTTATGCACCAAAGCCGATTATTTTATATTTTACCGAAAGGAATTCCGGAACATTATTTATCAATAACGGAAGTGCGCCGACAAACGTTTCGAATTTCAATATTTTTGGTCAAGATTGTATTGACACAAATGATTTGACAAAAAATAGTTTAAATTGGGGTGTTGAAATTAGTTCTTATTTTTTAGAGCCAATTGACAATTCTTTATTTCAAAATTATTATTTAGATTATCTAAATAACTTATATAATTTAAAATCAAGAATGTTAAAGGTGAAAATGCGTTTGCCTTATTTGGAATTGCTGAATTTAAAATTAAATGATAGAATTGTAATTCGTGACAAACGATATATTATCAATCAATTTACAACCGATTTAATTTCTTTTGAAAGTGATTTCGAATTGATTCAAGATTTTAGAAGTGTTAATTTCAATAATAGTAGTTTAAGACGTTTTGATAATCAACCGGTAATTTTTGACGTATATACAACATCAAAAGAAATATTGACTTGGACAATTGACGATCCGGACAATATGTTATCGGGTGTTACTTCTACCGAAACGGCGGTGACAATTCAAGTCAAACCTAATGTAAGTGGATTTGAAAAAATAGCTTCAATAGTTAGTAATAATTTAGACATAATTACAATCATACAAGATGCATAATTTATCCGAGTTGCTAAAATTAGCACAAAATTTTCAAGCAAATGAAGTGATTTCAATTGCAAAAGGGAAATATCAATTTCCAAAAACTATAAAAGAAATTATTAAAAAGGCGAAACAATGGCAATTGAAAAAATAATTGACGTAAAAATACAAAGCGAAGGCGCGGAAGAAGCGGTAAAATCATTAAGAACGCAATTCCGCGAAGCACAACAAGACGTTGCGGAATTAAGCAATAAATTCGGTGCAACTTCAAAAGAGGCGGTCGAGGCGGCGAAACGTGCTTCGGAATTAAAAGACCAAATCGGCGACGCAAAAGCATTGACCGACGCATTCAATCCCGACGCGAAATTCAAATCTTTGACATCGTCTTTGTCGGGCGTTGCGGGTGGATTTTCAGCCGTTCAAGGTGCTATGGGTTTAATGGGTGCGGAATCTGAATCAGTTGAAAAAACACTTTTAAAAGTTCAAAGCGCAATGGCGTTGTCAACTGGTTTGCAACAACTTGGTGAAAGTGCGGACGCATTCAAACAATTGAAAGCCGTTGCAATAAACGCATTGAACGGAATTAAAACTGCAATCGGATCAACCGGAATCGGTTTGCTTGTTGTTGCGCTTGGTGCAATTTACGCTTATTGGGACGATATTAAAGAAGTTGTTAGCGGTGTTTCGGAAGAACAAAAACAATTGAATAAATTATCCGAAAGCAATTTAGAAGCAAGTCAAAAAAAATTAGATAATTTTTCACTACAAGAAAATTCTTTAAGATTGCAAGGCAAGTCGGAAAAGGAAATTTTGCAAATGAAAATTGCACAAACCGACGAAACAATTAAAGACGCTGAAATAAGGTTAAAGAATAGCATTGTAACTGCAAAGGCGCAAGAAGCGTCGGCAAGAAGAAACCAGGAAATTTTGGCGGGAATTCTTAAATATATGAGTGTTCCTTTGACATTGCTTTTAAAAACAATTGACTATGTCGGAAAAGCACTTGGAAAAGATTTTGGATTAACTGATAAATTTTATGAAACTGCGTCAAAATTTGTTTTCGATCCGGAAAAAACAAAAGCGGAAGGCGACAAAGTAATTGAAGAACAAGAAAAAGCATTGTTGAAACTTAAAAATGACAAAGCCGGTCATCAAATTGCGATTAATAACATTGATAAAAAAGCAAGTGACGACGCGCAACAAATTGCAAACGACAAAGCCAAGAAAAACGAAGAAGCACTTAAAAAGGAAGCCGACGAATTACAAAAGCAAAAAGACGCTTTAAAAGCAATTGAAGAAAAACACGCAAAAAGTGTTGAAGATTTAACCGCGAAAACGGAACGCGAAAAATTGGAACTACAAAAAAAGCGTGATTTGGAAGAACTTGACAATGTTAAATTGTCGGCTGAAGAAAAAGCAAAGGCACGTTTGGAAATTCTTGAAAAATATAAAATTTTAGAAAAAGAAATTGACGACAAAGACGCCCAAGAAAAAACTCAAAAAGATTTACAAAATAAACAAAAGGAATTTGAAGACCAAACTTTAACGTTTGAAGAACGCAAAGAATTGCTTGACGAACAATCGCAATTGATTGACGAAGGGTTTTTCAAATCGGAAGAAGAACGAACAAAAGCAAAGGACGACAATACAAAAGCGAGAATTGAACTTGACAAATTGGAAGTTCAATCAAAAGAGGCGCAACTTGCCGGAATTGGAAATGCACTTTCTCAAATGTCAGCGATTGCCGGTGAATCAACAACCGCCGGAAAAGCACTTGCAATCGCGTCAACTGCAATTTCAACTTATTCAACCGCGCAAAAAGCGTATGAATCAGCATTCCTTCCCGTGCCAACGGTTTCATCACCGGCACTTGGGGCGGTTTTCGCGGGTGTTGCCGTTGCGGGTGGATTAATGAATATTAAAAAAATATTGTCAGTAAAAACGCCGGGCGGAAAAGGTGGCGGAACTTCAGCACCTTCAATTTCAGCCGGTGGCGGTGGCGCAACTTCCGCACCACAATTCAATGTTGTTGGAAATAGTGGAACAAATCAATTGGCGTCAACGCTTGGCAGTGCAATGCAACAAAATCCAGTTCAAGCGTATGTCGTTGCTAGTAATGTAACAACCGCACAATCTTTGAATCGAAATATTGTTCAAAATGCAACACTTGGATAAAAAAAGTTTATAACAAATTAAAATTTTAAATTATATATATATGTTACCAACGTACGAAATAGTATTTGACGAAGAAAAAGTTGACGGAGTTTTCGGAATTTCACTTGTTGAAGATCCGGCAATACAATCAAACTTTATTGCATTAAGCAAACAAAAAAAAATTCAATTGTCAACAATTGACAATGAAAAAAGAATTTTGCTTGGTGCGGTTTTAGTTCCTGATTTACCGATTTATAGAAATCAAAACGGAATGGAATTCAATATTGTATTTTCAGCCGACACGATTCGCAAGTCAATGGAAAACTTTTTCAAACAATCGTATCAACAAAATTCATCATTGGAACACGACAAAGAAATTGACGGCGTGACATTTGTTGAATCTTGGATAAAAGAAGACGACGTTCACGACAAATCGGTTGCCTATGGAATCAATGAGCCGAACGGAACTTGGTTTGCAACAATGAAAGTTGATAATGAGGAAATTTGGAACGACTACGTTAAAACGGGTCAAGTCAAAGGATTTTCAATTGACGGAATGTTTGATTTAGAGAAAATTAATTTAAACACTGATATGAATTTAGAATCAATCACAAATGCAATCAAAGAAGGATTTGAGGCAGTTTTAAGCAACAAACAAGAAGAAGTTGTTGTTGAATTAGCACAAATTAAATTGATTGACGGGGTGACCATTTTAGAAGCTGAATCATTTGAAGCCGGAATTCCGGTTTTTGTGATTGCTGAAAATGGTGACAAAGTTCCGGCGCCAATTGGCGAACACGAACTTGAAGACGGCAGAATTTTAGTAATCACCGAAGAAGGTATGATTGCAGAAATTAAAGAAAAAGTTGTTGAAGACGTAGAAGAAGAAAGCGCAGACGTTGAAATGAATGCAGACGAAACTCAAAAATTCGTTGATATGATTCGCGAAATGTTCACGCAATTTTCAAAACACGTTGCAAACGAAATGGAAGCAATCAAAATTGAAATGAAAGCTGAAATCGAAACTGCAAAAGCAACAAAAGAAATCAAACCAAGCGCAAAAGTAACGCCGGAAATTAAAAACGACGTGACTATTGCAATGAGTAAAAAAGAAAGAATTTTATCAAACATTAAAAATTTGCAATAACAATGGCAACAACAACAACAATCGCTTCAAATTATGAAGGAAAATCGGCTGGTGCAATCATCGGTCAAGCATTCAAAGAAATTGACACTATTTCAAAAGGATTGGTTACAATCGCTGAAGACGTTAATTATAAATTGTCTTTAAGAAAAATTCAGTACACAAACGGAACAACTGCATACACTTGCGGATTCACTCCGGCGGGTGCTATCGTATTAAACGAAAATACTTTAGAGCCTAAAAAATTCAAAAATGATTTAGACGTTTGCAAAGAAGATTTCCGCGCAACTTGGTCGGATTCTATTATGGGCGCAAACGCTTCAAATCCAAACGCACCGGCTGACATTATGGAAGCATTGCAAATGGAAGTTTTAGGCGCAATGGCTGAAAAATTAGAAACTGATATGTGGCAAGGTGACGCCGGAACTGCATCTGAATTCGACGGATTCTTAACTTTGTGGGATGACGACGCTGACATTATCAAAGGTGGTAACGGATTAACAAACCCAAGCGCGGTTGTTTCTGAATCAAACGTTTTAGATTCTTATTTAAAACCGGCTTTAAATGCAGTTCCTTACGCTTTAAGACGTAAAGAATTAGTTGTTGCGGTTTCACCTGACGTTGCTCAAATGTATGCTTTTAAATTAGCGACTGCTGGTGTTACAAATGGTCTTGGAAATACTGATTTCGCTTTATCAATCGGAAGATACCAAATTCAAGTTGTGAACGGATTACCTGACAACACAGTTGCTATTTTCGAAAAGAAAAATCTTGTTTTCGGAACGGGTCTTTTAGCTGACTACAACACTTTCACACTTGTTGACGAAGATTCAATCGGTTTATTAACTGGAAAAGTTCGTGGAAAAGTTGTTTATTCTGCGGGTGTTGGTTACTACAACCCAAGTGAGATTGTTTGGTTAACTTACGAAGCATAATCAATAAATAAAAAACCGCGATTGAAAAGTCGCGGTTTATTAAATTAACTTTTAAATAAAAAAATATGTCTTGTTTAGTTTCAAAAGGTCGTTTATTAAATTGTAAAGACCAAAAAGGCGGAATAAAATCAATTTATTTCGCAAATGGAACTGCTGAAGATTTTGGAATAACAATTGCAACGCACGTTGTCACTTCATTAGGAACTTTGGAAGAAGTTTTCAAATACGAAGTAAAAGCAACAACAAACACTTTGACTGAAACCGGTACTTCTTCGGAAGACAACGGAACTTTCTTTGTTGCCCAAGCGTTGGCGGTAACACTTCCTAAATTATCGGCGGATCTGCAAGCACAATGCCAATTGATTTGTGCTGGAAGACCGAGTGTTTTTGTTGAAGATTATAACGGAAACATTGTTTATGTTGGTGCTTATAATGGTACTATGTCAAACATGACAAAAGTAAGTGGGGGCGCAAGTGCGGATTTATCCGGATTTACACTTTCAATCAATGCCGAGGAAAAAGACAATTCACCATTCCTTGACAATACGACAAAAACCGCTTTAAAAGCAATCGTTTCGGACGTAGTGGTTTCATAAATTGTTCATTTTTTGTAAAAGACGCACTTCATTTATTTGAGGTGCGTTTTTTTTATGTTACATTTTGAATTTTTTTGTTATTTTAATATGGTAGTATTTAACCCAATCGACGAAATTCATTCTTTACGTTGCATTCCAAGAAAGCAATGCGAGGTTGTTGTTTTGAAAATTAGAAACGAATTAAAAGACACAATCGAAACATTTGAAATTCCCGCTTTACAAGAAGGAAATTATATGATTTTAGAATTTGAAAAGGTATTTGTTGAAGGTGAATCTTCGGACATTGAAATTTTCGACATAATAGACGACCAATTGTTGTATCGTGGAAAATCTTATGCAACAACTCAAACCGATTTGGAAAATTTCAAATTGACAAAGGGTGTTTTAAAAATATAAAAATGGAAAACAATATTCAAATTTTACAACTTGCCAATTATGTAAGACCGGAAATCAAAGAAGTTTCGGGCAAAAAGTGGGTGTTAAATGGCGACAAAAATCAATTTTATTATGATATTATTGACGCTTATAACGGATCGCCTACAAATTCGGCAATCATTGATTCTTATTCTCAATTCATTTACGGAAAAGGATTGACTTCAAAAGACAAATTCAAACAGCCTTCGCAGTGGGCAAACGTAATGTCAATGATTTCGAAAAAAGATTTGCGTAAAATATGCAAGGATTTCGAAATGTTTGGCGAATCGTCAATTGAAATTAAATATTTGGACAATAAAATTGCAAAAATTTTCCATTTACCAAAACAATGCGTTGCACCGGAAATCGCAAACGAGGACGGAGAAATTACGGGCTATTATTTTTCTTATGATTTTAGAAACGTAAACAAATATAAACCAACACGATTTGACGCGTTTGGATATGGTGAACAAACAAAAGGTGAACGAAGCGAAATTTGTGTTTTTCACGATTACCAGGTTGGGCAATTTTATTTTGCTTTGCCGTCATACGTTTCGGCGATTCCATATTCGAAACTCGAGGCCGAAATTGCGAACTATTGCGTGAATCATATTCAAAACGGATTGTCATTCGGTCACGTTATAAATATGAATACCGGAGTTCAAATGTCCGAAGAAGAAATTCAAAGAAATACGGCTGAAATTAGAAAACATTTGACCGGATCTTCAAACGCGGGAAAATTCTTTTTGAATTGGAACGACAACAAAGATTCTGAAATTACAATTGCGCCGTTGGAAGTAAGCGACGCACATTCACAATATCAATTTTTATCTTCCGAAGCACGTCAACAAATTATGACATCGCACAAATTGACATCGCCTATGTTGGTGGGTGTTAAAGAAGCGAACGGATTTTCTTCAAATGCGGACGAAATAGCGGTTGCATTTGCTGAATTAATGGAAAAAGTAATAAAACCAAAACAAGAAATTATTTGTGACGCATTGGAAGAAATTTTTTCGGTTAACAATATCACAATTTCGCTTGAATTCTTAAACTTAAACGCAAGCGACGTTGTTGAAGAACAAACAAATAATTTGATTGATTCAAAAGTTTCGTATAATGGTGCGCAAATTTCAAGCGCGGTTGATATTATTGCAAAAGTAAAAGAAGGAATTTTGACGGAAGAACAAGCAATTGTTTTCCTTGTTCAATTCTTAACGCTTCCAGTTGATGTTGCTCGCGCAATGTTTACAAATCAACCGGCACCAGTGCAACAACTTCAATTGCAATGTTCAAATCATTCAAAAGAAGACGAAAAAATTTTTAATGACATTGCCGACGCTTTGATTGAATTGGGCGAAAGCGAAGATTTGGAAAACTACGAATTGATTGACGAACGCACCCAAGAAGGATTGCCACAAATAACGGAATTGACTTTAAAATTGGCTTCAGTTCCGACATCGTTTCCAAATGTAACAAGCGAACAAGACAATGATTTGTTTAAAGTTCGTTATCAATATGCGCCTTTGAAAGTTGGTGACAATTCACGCGAATTTTGTCGCAAAATGGTAGGTGCTTCGAAAGTATATCGCAAAGAAGATATTTTGTTTGCAAGTGAAAATCCAAATATCAATCCAGGATTCGGACCAGGTGGGTCGGACACGTACAACCTCTTTTTTTATAAGGGATCGGTCAATTGCCAACATTTTTGGCTCCGAAAAATATATTTGAAAAGAAACAACAAATCAATTTCAGTAAGCGAAGCAATTAGAATAATTAACGATTTAGACCCAGCCGAGCGAGCGGGTGCAAGGTTGCCACAAAATCCAGCCGAAGTTGCGCAAGTTGCTGAATCAAAAAACAATTATTGGTCATTAGATCCAAATTATAGAAAATAAAAATGACAACGATACTATTAAGACAAGACGAACTGACAAAAAACACGCCTTTGGGCGGAAATATTGACGTTGACAAATACGTTGTTGCAATTGCTGACTTTCAACGTATTAGAGTTGAAGAAGTTCTTGGCGAAACGCTTTACAATAAGATTTGCGAAGACTTTGAAAACGACGATTTGGCGGGCGATTATTTAAAATTGTACGAAGACTATTTGAAACCTTATATTATTCACGGGTCAGCAATGGAATATTTGCTTTATGGTGCTTATCAAATCAATAATGGTGGCATTTCAAAACACAATCCGGCAGATTCAACTTCAATTGACAAAGTTGAGGTTGACTATTTAGTGCAAAATCAACGTTTAAAAATGGAAATGTACGAATCGCGTTTGGAACGTTGGCTTTGTAAATTTCATTTACCGGAATATGTTTCAAATTCAAACAATATTGTTAATCCTTTGAAATCAAAAATGATTTGCGGGAAATGGTATTTAGATAATCCTTATTAATATGAGAAGAAAAACGGATAAAAGAACGGAAGAAAACATCAAAAAATTAAAAATATTTTTAAAAAATGCACACACTTTTAAACGGAGTAACAACGAACACAACGTCAACAACGCGAAACGTTAATGGATTGCACACAATAACTTGCAAAGGTTTAAAAGATTATAAGCAATATATTTATTTTTATATTAGTCTTGATAATTCGCATTTTGTTTTATTTAAAACAATCACACTTGGTCAAGAAGTGTTCAATGTTTATGTTGGAAATTCACATATTTATTGTAAATTTGAAACGGAACTTGATCAAAACGATCCGGTCTTTGTTCATATATCATAAAAATGAAAATAGATTTTGAAATAGCATTTTCGATTTTTGACACAATTAAAATTGTAAAAAATAAAATAAAATCCGTTTTAGTTTCGGATACCAAAATAAAAATAGACGACACAACAATAACTACTGACATAGATTAATTATGGCACAACAAACAATAAACGTTGGAACAACGGCAAATGACGGAACTGGGGATTCGTTAAGAAATGGTTTTATAAAAACCAACGACAATTTTACCGAATTATATTCGGGAAAACAAAACACTCTTATATCAGGAACTAATATAAAAACAATAAACGGAAATAGTCTTTTAGGAAGTGGTGATTTAACAATTACCGGCGGAATAAGCGGAAGCGGTACTGACAATTATATCCCAAGATTTAACGGAACAACAGCGCTTGAAAATAGTATTCTTTTTGATAATGGTACAAACGTAGGAGTTGGAACTGCTTCACCGGTTGATAAATTAGACGTTAACGGATCTTTTCGTTTTAGGGGAAATACTTCAAATTTTACCGCTGTTAATAATAGCGGGGTTATTGATTTTGTTCCAACTTCAATTTTCCCAACTGATCCGCAAGTTAGAATTGTTGCATTGGGTAGTAGTTCAGTTGGTGCTTCAATAGTATTTCAAACGGGTATTAATAGCGGAAGTATTACTGAACGAATGAGGTTAACTCCTTTAGGAAAAGTTGGTATTGGAACAAGTAGTCCATCAACTACATTACAAGTTATGGGTGATTTTATTGCCGATTCAGGAAATTCATTTTTAAATGTATCTTCAACGGATTATATTTCAATGGGTGAAAATAGTGGATCAGGAATTGAATTAACGGGAGGTCTTGCTACTTTTGGTTATATGCCCGGAGGAGATTTTATAGGAGTTCGTGCTTCAGGTGGTAGCGGAGTTTGGTTTCAAAATGATTTTAATAATAAGTTTGGACTTCAAAATTCTAACAATAGTTTGTTTGCTGAAAATGGTATAATACAAAATTCAGAATCACCATCTAATCCAATTTCAGTTGTTTATTGGATAAAAATTTATAATAATGACACGGGTGAAAATCTTTATTTTCCTATTTACAAATAAAAATAAAAAATATGATAACTTACAAATGGACAATTTCAGCTTTTGATTGCAAAGCTATTGTAGAAGATTTAAAAGACGTTGTTTGCAACGTGCATTGGAAATATGAAGCTACAAAAAATGATATTGTAGTTTCTAATTATGGAGTTTTAACACTTACAAATCCAAACAAAGATAATTTTATTGCTTTAAACGAATTAACTGAAAATGACGTAATTGATTGGTTGCAATCAAAACTAGACGTTAACGAATTAAATACAAATTTAGAAAACGAAATTAATTTAATTGAAAATCCAATTCAAAAAACAATAAATAATCCTTTCAAAAAATAATAATATGGAAAATTTAAAAATAATTGAACAAGCTATAAATTTATCAGTTACAAAAGGCGCATTTAATTTACAAGAAATAGACGTAATTATTAAGGCGTTAAAAGAATTATCAGCAATTGTTGAGCAAGGTCAACAAGCGTGTCAAAAAGAATGTAAAAATGAGTAGAAAAGAAAAAATAGATTTGTTTTTAACGAAATGGTTGTCACGTAAACTTATGATTTTGACAATTGCTTCAATTGGTTTATTTGCTGGGAAAATAGAAAGTGCGGACTGGGTTATTGTTGCGACAATGTATGTTGCAATTCAAGGCGCAACCGATATTGTGGAACGTTTAATGAAGGCAAAAAATGTCAATGAATGATTTAAAACTTTACGCATTGAACACCATTACAATGGCGATCAGTTTCACAAATATTGAAAACACATTAAAAATAATTCTTTTATGTATTTCAATTTTTTACACTATTTTAAAAATATTTGATTTATTATCCAATAAAAATAAAAAAAATGAAACTGAATAACGAAGGTTATAAGCAAATAACGAAACACGAAGGTTTGGTTTTAAAACCTTATTTGTGTCCGGCAAAAGTTCCGACAATTGGCTACGGAAACACTTACTATGAAGACGGAACAAGGGTGACATTGCTTGACAAACCAATTACAAAAGAACGCGCTTTTGAAATGTTCAAAGAAATTGCCGACCGATTTGCAAAATCAGTTTCGCAAAGTGTGACTTCTAACTTAACGCAAAATCAATTTAACGCATTGGTTTCATTTGCTTATAATGTAGGGGTTGCAAACTTTAAAAAATCGACATTATTAAAATTAGTCAATGCAAACCCGAACGATCCAAATATAAAAAATGAATTTATGAAATGGACAAAGGCAAACGGGGTTGTTCTTAATGGTTTAATAAAAAGAAGAAATGACGAATTTAACGCTTATTTTACGATATAGGGACGCTATTTATATTTCAATAATACTTTTGTTGATTTTATTTAGAAGTAGCGGGAAATCGCAAAAAAACGATATAATTCAAAGCGAAAAGAAAATAGATTCAATTCAATTTGAAATCAAACAAGCAAAACAACAAATTCCAAACTATGAAAAAACGAACGTTGATTCTATTAATCATTTTCAACCTACTGACTTGGAAATCTTTTTGTCAAAACGATACGATAATAAGAATTCCAATTGAATACGCCCGTAATATTGTAAAAGAATTGATTCAATTTGACGTGTGCAAAGACCAAGTCAAAAAACAAAACGAATTAATTGTATTATTGGAATCAAAACAAACCGAACAAAGCACAATAATTGAATCACAACGAAAATTGTTGATTGATAAATTTAGATTTTCACAAAACGTTGGTGCTTCTTATTTCGTGAACACGCCTTTTTTATTTACGAATTTAAACTTCGGTACTTCAAAGACAATATTTTCATTACAAATGAATATTCCATTCAATAACAAACCGCATTTAACGTTCAATTTTACGCACAAATTATGGCAAAGCAAATAAATTCAACTAATAAAATCGAAAAACCGAAGAAGAAAAGACCGGGAATTCACGCAAAATCAAAGACTTCTAAATTAAAAAATTCAAAAAATTATAAAAAGATATAAATTTTTTGTATATTTAGCACCATAAAACCAAATTATGGATTCAAAACTTTACTTCGACGACATTGATTTTTCAAAAAATCACCTTGAAAACTTTCAAAACATCGTAAAAAAACACAACTTAAATTTATCTAATATTGAAAAGGACACTTTAAGACGTGCTTTAAAAAGAAAAATCGATTCAAGCGGTATTGTTGACGCGTGTCAAAACTTAAATATTGACGACAAAAACGTCAAACATTTATGGCTTAAAGACAAAAATTCGTCGTTATTCGTAAAGAATCCAAACTATATTGAGGCGGAAATACAAGAATTTGAATTGTTGTCGAGCGCATTAATTGAAGACATCAAACAATTTGCACCGGTTTTCCCTAAAATAGAACGCCAATACACAAATGAAGGTCATTGCTTGGTATTGTCACCGGCTGACATTCACGTTGGTAAATTATGCAACGAATGGGAAACGGGCGAAAAATACAATTCAAGCATTGCAATTCAACGAACTTTGGAAGGAGTGCGCGGAATCCTGGACAAGTCGTCCGGATTTAATATTGATAAAATTGTTTTCATTGGCGGAAATGATATTTTGCATATTGACAACCCAAAAAGAACAACAACAAGCGGAACGCCCCAAGACACGGACGGAATGTGGTATGAAAACTTTATGTTGGCAAAGCAATTATATGTTGACGTATTGCAAACGTTGGTTTCTATTGCCGACGTTCACTTTGTTTTCAATCCTTCAAACCACGATTACACAAACGGATTTTTTTTGGCGCAAGTGATTGAATCATATTTCAAAGACTGCGAAAATATTACATTCGACATTTCGATTTCACATCGTAAATACTTCAAATACTACAACAACTTAATTGGATCAACACACGGCGACGGCGCAAAACTTGAAAATCTTCCTTTGCTTATGGCTTCGGAATCGTCGCAATGGTCAAACGTGAAACATAGATATATATACACGCACCACGTTCACCATAAAATTGCAAAAGATTTTATCGGTTGCACAATTGAAAGTTTACGTTCACCAAGCGGAACGGATTCTTGGCACCATAGAAATGGTTATCAACACGCACCAAAGGCGATTGAAGGTTTTATTCACCACAAAGAATTCGGACAAATCGCACGATTAACACATATTTTTTAAACGTTGCTTATTTAGAATCGTTATAAATTAGCATTTTTTTGCAACTTTTTTAATAATAAATTTTGTATTAATAAAAATTGTATTACTTTTACATCATCAAACAAAAACAAAAACAATTTTTATGAAAACATTATTATCACGAATCAAACCGGAAATTGCAGAGCAAATTCAACAAATGCCAAATCCTATGTTGGCTTATGACATTTTAAATTCACAAAGTTATTGGACTGAATTAACATTGAAACAATCATTTGATTTAATGCTTTTATTGAATTTAAACACTATCGAACAAGTTATTAATATTTTTGAAACTCCCGAAAAATAATGAAATCAACAATCACCTTTTTAGTATTGGCAACAATAGCAATGCACACTGAAAATTTTTATGTTATGACAATAACATTTATTTTATCTATATTAATTTTTTTAAAAACAATCAAAAATGAGTAAACAATTATTTGAATTAATGCGTGAACAAGAATCGTTCCCAATTCAATTTGGAAAAAAAGACTACATTTCGCGAGGCAAAGAAATCGTGAATTCAGTCATTGAAAGTGGCGACATCGACAAAATCGAGTTTTGGACAAAAGTCGCAAAGATTAAAGAAACCATTAACGCAATGGACGCGCAACTTCGTGAATCAATTACGTTGTCAGAAAAAACAACTTTGAACGGCGTTGAATTCAATCCAACAAACGGTGGTCAAACAATTAATTTTGAAGAAGACGAAATTTATCGAGAATTAAAAAAGGATTTAAAAGAACGCGAAGAACTTTTGAAGATAGCGCAAAAATCCGTTATTTTCGACGCATACGGAAACGAAGTTCCCAAATTGGGAACAACCCAAAGAAAAAATTCAATAACCATTAAATTTTAATTAAAATGAGCAGACAATCAGAATTTCAAACAACAAGTTCAAATCCGACTAAATTATATTTAGAATGGAAATCAGACGACAAATGCTTTGCGTATTACGACAAAGAAAAAAAACAAAACGTAAAATTGGAATTACCAATGAAGTTTTTGACACTTATGGAATTTCACACAATCAAAGGGTGGAATGACAAAAATCAATCCGGAGTTTATTCGAATGAAGTCAAATCAATTGGCAACGACGAATTGAACGTGCGTCTTTTCAAAGGCAATCAAAGTGTAAAAGGAATTTACAAAGAAATCAAAGAAACCATTGTTGCAATGGGTGGTCATTACACAAAATCAATTTATGTAATGTTAGAAGACGGAACGATTGCAAACATTAATATCAAAGGAAGTGGCGTTCAATCGTGGGGCGATTTCACACAAAAAACGCGTTCACGTTTGAGCGACGAATGGATCGAGGTTGCAAATGCAATTGAATTGAAAAAAGGAAAAGTTGAATATTCGATTCCGGAATTCAAATTCGCAACGTCTTTGAACGATTCACAATCTAAATTGGCCGACGAAGCATACAATATTTTAAAATCTTATATTGACGGATATTTGTCAAAACAAGTTGAAGTTAATGACGAAGAAATTGTTGATACTGAAAACGACATTTCAGATTTATTTTAATGAACACAACCTTTTCGGTCGTATAGGTTAAACCGATTTTTAAAACTAATGCCGTTATGATACAAAATGAAGTAATTAAACACATTTACGACTTAACCGGAATAAATATCAATACCAAGTCAAGAAAGCGTGAAATCGTTGAAATGAAAGCCGTTTATTCGACTATTTTAAGAAACAAAAAAGTTTTGACGCTTCGTGAAATTGGCGAATCAATTGGACTTGGTCATTGTTCTATAATACATTTATGCAAAATTTATCCAATTATAAAAAATCAATATTTAATTGACATTCAAGAAAAGGTTTTAATGTTATTAAATGGAATGTCAATTGATTTAATACTTTTACAAGAAGAAAAAAAGAAAATTGAAGAAGAAAAATCAAAAATTGAAATTGAAAAACAATCAAATTTTGATCCATTTTTCGAAAATTTGATTAAACTTGCAAATGAAAACCCGGACGTTATGTTTAAACTTGAAACTTTTTACAAAATTAATAATCAAATCTACAACAAAAATGAATCCTAAAACGTACAAATCAATTCCGTCACACGTTCGAAAACGTGCAATTGACAAAATGAATAAAAAAACGCAAACAATTTACAATGCGATTTTTTATCAACTGGGAAAACTACCGAACAATTTTAATGAAGCAATCAAAAACGAAATTAACAATGAAATCGACAACCTCAACGCAATCAAATCAAAAATCTAAAATTGAGCAAATGCAAAGATTTTATAATTGGTTGACAAAAATTCAATCAGTTCACTTAAACGATAACAATTCAATTATGAATGCCTGTGAACGCGTGACGCAAAGTCAAAGTTTCTTTATGTGCGTTTCAAAAAGAACAAAGTTTTTGTAAGTGGTTGAAAATTTCAAAAAATTTGCGTCTTTGTGTCTAATATAAAAACAATTAAAAAATGAATATTTCAGTTTTCAAATCACTTTATAAAAGTGACGACGTACCTTTTGAGGTTGACGTGTTGAAAGTTTTAGCACGAATCAAAAATGGAACGTCAAAAGATAAAATTATTAAAATTCGCAAAATGAATGATTGCGAAGAAAAAAAGAACTTGAAAAATTCTTTGCTTTCAATTCTATTCAATGGAACTTTTTCAGCACGAAACGACAATTCATTGATTGAGCATTCCGGACTTTGTATTTTAGATTTTGACAAATACGAATCCATAGAAAAACAAAACGAAGAACGTCAAAAACTTATGAATTGCGAATTCGTGTTTTCGGTTTTTGAATCACCAAGCGGAAACGGATTGAAAGCATTGATTCGAATTCCAAAATGTGACAAAGAAACTCACAAACGTTATTTCAAATCATTTGGCGAATATTTTGAAAGCGATTATTTCGATTTCAAGAATTCAAATTTAAGTCGTGTTTGTTTTGAAAGTTATGATCCGGACTTGTATATAAATGAAGAAGCAAAAGTTTGGGAAAAATTAACCGAAGAAGAAGGACATTCAGTTTTTGAACGAAATCCAATTTTGCCGTTGACGGACGAAGACGAAATCATTCGTCGTTTGTTGAAATGGTGGGATAGCAAATTCGGTTTCAAATCAGGTGAACGAAACAACAACCTTTTCATTTTAGCGAACGCGCTTTGTGAATATGGAATAAACCAAGACTATGCGTTCAATTATGTTAATGCAAACGTTGTGTTTGGTGATTTTTCAGAAAACGAATTGTTGACGCTTTTCAAATCGGCTTATAAACGTGCAACGTTCAATTCAAAGTATTTTGAAGACATTAACAAAATAGAACGAATCAAATCGAATTTGTCAAAAGGAATCCCAAAAAAAGACATAGCAAATTTGCTGAAAATCGACGAAACAATTATTGACGAAGTAAAAGAAATAAACGACGACGACGACTTTTGGAACAAATTCGAAGATAAAAAAGGAAATGTGACAATAAAAATTGATTCACTAAAATACAAATACTGGCTTGAACGAAAAGGATTTAAGAAATATTATCCGGAATCGGCAACAAATCCGACGTTTGTTCATATAAAATCAAACAAGGTGACACAATCGAGCGTTGATATTATCAAAGACGTTGTGTTGAAGTTTCTTTTAGAACGCAACGAAATTGAAGTTTTCAATTTTTGTTCAAAGTCGGCGCAATTATTTAGTGACTATTATTTAACAATGCTTGAATCAATTGACTTGAAAATGATAAAAGATTCAAGAAATGAAGCATTCATTCCGTTTCAAAATGGTATTGTAAAAATCACAAAAAACAAAGTTGAATTGATTGACTTTATAGACGTTGACGGCTACATTTGGGAAAACCAAATAATCAATCGCGATTTTGTGGAATCAAAAGACATTGAAAATGATTTCAAAAATATGGTTGCAAAGGTTTCAGCGGACGACCAAAAGCGAATCAATGCGTTGGAACATACACTTGGATATTTGATTCACTCGTTTAAAGATAAAACCGACCAAAAAGCAATCATAATAAATGACCAAGAAATTGACGACAATCCAAACGGCGGATCTGGCAAATCATTAATGATTTCAGCATTGTCAAATTTTAAAAAGGTTGTAAAGATTGACGGCAAGTCGTTCGATTCTAAAAAAGGCGATTTCGTTTATCAACGTGTCACGTTGGACACTCAAATTTTAGCATTCGACGACGTGAAAAAGAACTTTGATTTTGAACAATTGTTTTCAATTATTACGGAAGGAATCGCAATCAATAGAAAAAACAAAGACGAAATATTTATTCCGTTTGAACGTTCACCGAAAATCATAATTACGACAAATTATGTCATCAATGGAAGTGGAACATCACACGACCGAAGAAGACACGAAATTGAGTTCTTCCAATACTTCAACGGCAAACGAAATCCATTGACCGAATACGGACGTTTATTGTTTGATTCCTGGGAAACGGAAGATTGGATAAAATTTGACAATTATATGATTTCAAACTTGAAAAAGTTTTTAAAGAATGGTCTTGTTGAATCGGTTTCAATCAATGCAGACATCAAACGATTAATTCAGTCAACCAATAAAGATTTTTACGACTGGGTAATTGACGGAAATCTTCCGGAAAACGTTCGCGTTTATAATACGGAAATAATGGCTAAATTTACAAATGAATACAAATCATTCGGACTTATGAATTCAAAAACATTCTTGAAATGGATTCACGAATATTGTAAATTTAACGATTACGAAATTGACAAAGACAAAGATCACGTCGGACGATTTTTTATAATTAAAACAAACAAAATTGAAGACGTTCCATTTTAAAAATAAATATATGATTGAAGAAAAAAAAGAAATAATTTATTGCAATTTAACTTTAAAAAAAGGAAAAGAAATAATTGAATTGAAAAATGTTGTTTATAAATACAATGACGGATTTTTTAAAAATTCAAGATTAGGAATAAAAGATCCTTTACAAGTTTTAAAAGTTGAAAAAATTGTTAGTTTAGGATTTGAAAACAAATTAAAATCTTATACCGAAGTAAAAAAATCAAATGAAAAACGTAATAAAATAACCGGAGTATATGAATAATTTAGAATTAAATAAAATATATTGCGAAAGCAATTTAGAAACAATGGCAAAAATGCCTAATGACTTTGTAGATTTAGTTATTACAAGT